GATAAACTATTTAAATCATATCTAAATCTATTCTCATCAGTTATAGCTGCCGCTATCATTGTGCAGGCTATGTTACCATTTATTTTAAAACCTAATGCTCTTAACCAACAAACGTCATAGATAGCATTGTGAAAAACTTTTGTTGAAGGTGCCTCTAGTACATCTTTAAGCCACAATAAAACTTTAGCTCTGTCCATATTACCACCACCTTCGTGAGCAATTGGAAAGTAACCTTTGTAATGACTGGTTGCAACTGCAATACCTATAACATCACCATTACCTATAACAGAACCAGACCCTTTTTTAATTAAGTCAGGATCTTTTGTCTCCAAGTCAATTGCTATTTCATCTACATGACGTAAGTCAGGAAATTCTGTAGGCTTTAACCATTCAGTTGGTGCTTCAAATTTTGGTATCTTCATTCGTCCTCTTCCCTTTGTTTTTTTTCTTCTTCAAAACCTTCCATTAGTTCTTCATGTAAAGTCTTTTCTTTCTTGCCAAATATTTCATCAAAACGTTTACGATAAACATCGTTAGAAGGTCTTGATCTGCCGTCAAACTTTTCTTTTTTCATAAATATATTTATCTTCTATTAGTTTATTTAATTTTTCTTTGTTTGAAAAAGCATACAAAGCAGCATGGTAATCTTTCGGAAAGATCTCCCAACTAACTAGTCTTGGATAAATTTCTAAATCAAATTTATATTTCTTATCCACTACAATACTTTTATTTATTTTTGCTTTTGCCGGCATTTGTATCCTTTATCTTTTTGATTTCTAATTCACAGTAGTGTTTGATCTTCTCTAAGTCTTCTATACCATTTTTTGTAAGATATCTACAAACATATTTCACAACGTTACCCTGAAAAAATGATAAATTATTTTTTGAAATAAATTCGTAGGGTTGAATATGAAAGTCCTTGTAGTGAGATCCTCCAATTTGTTTATCTTGTGGAAATGCTTCTTTAAATAAGTCCTTCGACGTCATAACCTTGATCCTCCTTTTTTGCTGACATAATATAAAGATTTTGTTTTGTACGTGTTACTCCAACATACCAAACTCTATGTTCTTCATCTTGTTTGTCGGGACTCTTTTCTATAGAGTCTCTGATTGTTTTAGTATTATCTAATATTAACAATACATTGTCAGCTTCTCCACCTTTTGCTGAGTGTATTGTAGATAATTTTATTCTAGGAGGTTTATTTAATTCTTCCCCATTACTTAACATTTCTCTTATATATAAACATTCTTCGTAGTCTGATTGAAATACATCGTACCATGGTACGTCTTTACTAAATCCAAATTCTGTTAAATCATACATTCTTTCTTCTGTAATTTCTGTATCTGTACCAGTGTACTCAAATATATCTCTTACTTCTGCTAAAGATAATTGATCTCCTTTAGTCCAACGTGTGTAATTTAGAATAGTTCTAAATAAAGTTATTTTATAACTCTTACGATCTTGAAATTCAAAATAGATACCCCGTTCTTTTAACGTAGGTTTAAGTCTATTTAATTTGTCATTGTATCTTGCCAACACTAACCATGTTCCCTGATCAAGTGGTGCATCTTCTGTACTATAAATATAATTTACAGTGCCCTCTTCTTCTCTAGCACTCCAATTTTTTTGTATTCTTCTATCGTCTGGTATTTGTTTTAAAATTTTATCTGCAAGACTTTGTACAAGTTGTGGAACTCTGTAAGATTGTGGCAAAATTATGTCCTTTTTTGAAATTTCTTGCTGAAATTTTTTTACATCTGCGCCTGCCCAACCATAAATTGCTTGATCATCGTCACCTGCTAGTATAACATATTTGCTATTTTCCTTGATAATATTGAACATTTTCCACTGTATTGGTGATAGATCCTGTGCTTCATCAACAAATGCTACATCATATTTTGGACACAATCCGGACACAATAAATTTCTCAATCATATCTGTAAAATCTATCAGACCATACGATTGCTTGTAGTTATCTACTTCATCAGAAATTATTTGTAATAATCTCTTGTCCATGTCCTGTGAATACATATCTGTATTGTACTCTTCTTCTGCCGTTATATTTTTTATTCTAGCTGCATTTATTAAATTAAAATATTCACTGTCAGAATTTATAAAACCTGTGTTCTCTTCACCACGAGAGTAAACGGTAACTTCAATACCAAGAGTCCTACCTATATCTTCGTAGTGTTCGTCCTGCATAACCTGAGCTTTCTTCATACCTAATTGAGTAAATGCCAAAGAGTGTAGGGTTCTAAAATGTTTTAAATCTTTTCTTTGAAACCTTGGGTATGCATCTAACATTCTATCGACAGCTTCGTTTGCAGCTTTCTTTGTAAATGCAAAGTATCCTATTTTATCTACAGGTGTACCTAGTTTTAAAAATGTTTTAACATACTTTAATAGTTTGGTTGTCTTCCCCGTTCCCGGAGGCCCGAATAATTTTCTACTGATCATAGTATGTCCGTCTTATGTTTTGTTTTAGTGTGGTGTATAGGTACTTCTTCAAAAGTTTTTCTATTAATCTGTATTATATTTTTTGTTGATGAGTTGTACTCACCAGTTTTTTTCGATGGATATCTTTTCTGTTCTAAAAATTCTATTTCACAATCTTGATATGTAACCTGCATCATACGTCCTGTTTTATCTTCACTGTATTTCCAGTTTTTTGCTTTTAGTTTGTCGTAAAACTTTTCAAACTTAAAGTATGCATAGTCACCTTCGATCAGTACAGATCCAGTTTTAAATGCAGCATCACTTGTAGCCTTAGGTCCATTTATTTTTGCATGTAATACATCGTGTAATTTTTCTTTTGGTGATGTACCTACAGGTGGTAACACAACTTTCTGTGTTGCGTATAGTGCATCCATAACAACTTGTTCTTCTTCACCTTTAATCAGTGGTGGAAAGAATCCTGCAGCTTTTGATATTGCATTTCTTCTTTTACGTTGATCATTTAAATGTTCTACAGTTCTACAGTGTACGGTAGCTGTGCTGATACCATCTGGTTTTGTTACATCAAATTCATACTCTGGTTCTGGATCTAGGTCTATTTTCTTTAGGTTAGTCAATACAGGATAAGAACCTTTTGCTCCACGCAAGACTCCAAACTTTTTCTTAACACAGATACCTTTTTTACAATGCTCACTTAGTGGACTTTCAGTACAAGTATAACCTTTACTACTTCTGTTCCACGATTTTACTTTCTGTCCTAAAAATTTTTTATCCCATGCATTAGCATGTACACCTGAGAAATATTTTACCGGTGCATTCATAACTTTCTGTTCCCAACTGTCAGGATATTTCATCTTAACCATGACATGATAGTTGTACATAAACCTATCTTTACCATCAAACTTTTCTTGATTTGCTATCTTGGATATTGCTGCTAGACAAGGTGGACCTTCTATAAATTCTTCGTCAACACCTTCCATACTTTTGTTTTCGATTCCTTCTGTAATTTCTTTCAGTCTTTCTTTGTTAACCAGGTTTGCACTGATCACCTCTATGAATTGGTCCAAGGTAAATTTGGTACCATCAACGTTTAAAGCTTTACGCTCCTCGCCGAAGTAAGGTAGGTTTATAAATTGTCCTGGTCGTAGTTGACCTGTCTCACTATCTTTTGTTAGCTGTGTTTGTTTTGGAAATATTTCTGTGTCTTGTTTAAGTCCAAACAAAGATAATAAGTTTGTTAAGAATGATTTGATCAGTGATGCATCTGTAAATTTATCCATAAATAAAAATAAATGCAGACCACCACTTTTAGATTCTACTGGTAGTAAAGGTAATTCGTATTGCTGTATTACATCTATGTAATCTTTTTTATTAAAGGTAGCGTAGTCTTTTGGATCTATATCTATGACACCAAATTTTACTTCTGAGTCTTCTGTACATGGTTGTATACCAATAGACAGTTCACCTTTTATATGTTGATGATAAATATCGTTAGTAAGTTCTTCGAAGTTCCATCTGTATACAGGTTTCTTTTTACCTGTTTCAGAATCTACTTTGGAATCCTGGTGATTGAAGTCAGCCACACCGTAGGCATTCCTATATCCATTAAAAAATTCTATGTATCTTTCCATAATAACTGTTTCTGTGGGCCCTCCACTCTCGCTTTAGGCCCACACTGTGCACATATCCCGAAGGAATTATATAATGCTAGCTTGGTCCTTAGGTTTATCTTCACCATGTTTAGCTTTAACACTTCCTTTAGAAATGCTATCGCTAAAACCTTTAGCTTGATCGTAAAGACCTTTGTCAGTTACTGGGCCGACTTTACTAACTTCCCAACCAAACCAAGTGCCTTTATCGTTCGACATTTGGGTAGTCTTTAGTTTATAAATGTGGCTGAAAGATGCCGGTGTAAACATTCCGTTTGCGCCCTTCATCTTGATTCCAGACATCATAGAGTTCCACTTTCTACTAATTTTTAATTGAGTAGATTTCATAGAAATCAATGCAGTCGATGGACTATCTCCCGCTACTATAACAAAGTGAGATGCAGTCTTCTCGATATAATTACCGTTTGGTAATCTATCTTTGTAGTTTGCATCAGGTGTTGTTTTGGACATAATATCAGATGATGAATCATAGATTGCAACTGGTGCACCTAGACCTTCTCCTCTATCTTTCCATTCAATGTATTCCAACTTATAGAAGCATGGAATTACATCAATACCTTTTACTCCATCATAGAGTTCTCCAGAGACAGAATTGTAAATCATTCCTGGCTCTGCACCTTCAACATACTTACCATCACGTTTATTAACTTCCGGTGAAAGTTGTCCTAGGATTTTTAAAAAAGGTAAGGCTAGATCTTCTTGACCTATTGCACCTAAACCTTTTGCTGCATCGTCTTCAAACATATTTGCTGGAAGTGGTGCAGACTTTTTCTCTGTTACTTGGTTCATGTTTATTTACTC